GAGGCGATGGGTAGCTTTGACCAATCAGCGTCCGTCGCATCAGATATTAAAACAGTATTAGCCGCACCAATTGCCACACGCTCCGCCACACCAGACCCGCCACCGCGTATCATGTCGCCTTGAGTGGTCATAGGGTTGGTAAATCCAGATTCCGCTGAAACCCTAGATGCCTGAAATGCTGTGCCGTCGTAAACAAACATATAAAACTTGCCCGCAACTAATTCGCCAGCCGTTACTGCTGATCCATTAATTTCGACGGCCTTAGTCCCAAGCGAGTCAATATTAAGTGTTGCTGCGCCGGTATTTGTACCGCCTAATTTCGCAACAAATAATTGGTTCGAAGCATAGGCCGTGATTGTCATGCCGGATGTCAAAGTTATAGTATCTGTGCCTGACGTGGTTTTAGCCCCGCCGAAAAAGTCACGCCATGCCGCAACGTCTGCCATCTCTTGACGTGCTGAGTTATTAACCTGGCTCGGTGCCATGCCTTCGGCCCAGTCGATATTACCGACGGATGCGTTTGATGCAGGGGTTGTGGACCAGTTATAAAAGGTTGCCATATTAGTAGCCTCCGCCTAACAAGCCTTGCGGCTTTCTAATGGTTGTCCGTGTCTGCTCGCCTGCAGTTGGTGTTGTGGCAAGCGTTGACCTGCTGATTGCGTCTCTTATGGCTGTCGCTGCAGCTTCTGGGATCGCATCGCGTCGAACCAACTCAGCCAATGCCCGCTCTGGGTTTGGCCTTGTCAATATGTCTGCAATCAATGTGAACTGCTCGTCGCTTAGCTTCTGGATCGCCTCTGGTGTTCGCCCAGTGCCTTCTCTCCATAAAGACCTTAATGAGTTGAGGCCCTCGCCCATAAGACCTTTGTTCCATGCGCCCTCTGTTAGTCCTGATGTGACCCTGTCGTTTAAGAACTGACGCGGGGCTGTCTTTGATTGTGTCGCAAGCCCGCCACGCAATCCGAGGGTTCCCATTGTCTCATCGATAACACGGTACAGGTTGTCTGCAGCTTCGTCACCGATGATAGCCCGCATCTTTTCTTCGTTCTCGCGTGAACTTAATTCTCGAACGCCCTTCATTGCTTCAGCAACTTCTTGGGGTGTGCCTGCGCGGGACACCCCTCTCTTTGTCGCTGCCATTACGCCTTCGATCTTGTCCCGCATTGCGCTTGCCACCATCTGGCGTTCAACGTCAGGCATGCCTTCAAGTGCATAAGAGAGGTTCTCTAACCTGACTTTCCCAGTGAGCGCGTCGAACCCTAGCGAGACTGCATCTTCCAACGCAATCTTGTCAGCGCCGCGCTGGACTGCTACACCATAAGAAGGTACAAGCCGCGACAGGGAATCTCTCAAGTCGCGGGCAAGTCTGTTCGCAGATGACGCAGCAGATGTTGCCTTGCCGTCCTGTGTCTCTTTCCCGATCCGCTGCAACGCCCGCTTCAAGTAGTCGAGTTGCTGCACGTTGTCCATCTCTGAGAACGACACCTCACCCGTCAAGTCGTCGATGGTGATTTTCACTTGGAGGTTTTTAAGGCCATCCATTCGCATCTCGTCGTTGGCTTCTTTCATTGCTCGTTCGCGCAAGCTGTCAGGTACTCTGTCTATGACCGCAAGCAGGTCGTCGCCTTCTTTAGATGCGTAGTTAATTGGTGAGTGGTAAGCCTCGCCGTATGCTTCTGAACGCGCTGCCGCTGTCTCCCTAGCGACGAGCCTCTTGCGTGTGTCAGGCCCAACAGGTGCGCCGAGCGTGTCATCTAGCGCCTTGGTGAAGTCGTCAGAAGCGCCCGCGTATCTAGGCTCCAAACGGCTGCGAGCGAGTTTCCTAGCTGGAGGGGATGACTGCATCGTTGCGTCTAGTAAACTTATTGCCTCTGGGCTTGCGTCAACCATCATGCGACGGGGGCCAGCTTTATTTATAGCTGCGATGCCTTCAGGTGTGCCTGCGCCGGCAATCTCCTCTGCAGCGTCTAAGGCAAGTCTATGCTCGCCTGCTCTGCGTTTGGATAAGAAGTTCTTGCCTGTGTTCCAAAGACCTTGGCCTATCTCGCCACCGCCTTGTCCAAGTGGCCCGAGGATAGCGCCCGCAACACCTGATGTGGCCACATCCTCTGCGATGCCAAATGCGTCTTTCTTCTCGCTGCCGCCACCGCCTGCAACTGCGGCTGTTGTGCCGCCAACGCCAGTTGCGCGAGCCATTCTGTTTACAGCAGTCGGCCCCTTCGCAATCATATTACCTACGATCCGGGCCGGGGCTGATGCAATCATAGGGGCAACGCCAGCGATTTGGCCTGCGGTTTTTGTCTTTGGGTACGCTTCTTCGTCAGCTTTATCTCTTGCCCGCATAGCGTCCTGTGTCGTCCTGTACCGCTCGCTGAAGTCACCCGGAAGATTCTGGGGGTTGATCGCTGCAGCAAGACCTGACGCTGCCTCGTCTTGGTAGCCTAGCGCCATCGTGTCAACAGCGCCCGTCCAGAATGCGCGTAGCTGGGATGGGTCTTGAGCAACTTCGCCTGCACCGGATTCGCCAGTTGGGGCCAGCTCTATATTCTTGCGGATAACCTCGTCGACGGACATGCCTGTCTCTTTGGCGATGTCCTGTATAATCTTTGATGCCTCTTGCGCTGATATGCCCGCCTTGTCAGCAATGAGGTCGACACCCTGCTTGGGCGCTGAGTAGGTCGGAGCCTCACTTCCTAGAAGTCGGTCCACAACGCGTTTTGATACTTCGCTCATATTCCAAACACCAGTTTAATGTAGGCAGATAGTCGCTTGTCGATCTCTGCGTCTTTTGCGTTAGGGTACTGTGCGCGGAGGTCTTGCTCTTTCGTCGCAGCCTCTGCGTCGATGACATCGCGCATTTCCTCGAAGTACATTGAATCAGGTGTGCGGCCCTTGGTGATGTTGTCGCCGCGCATGAAGTACCTTGCCCGCGCTCGTATGAGTTTCGCAGCCATTATCGCATCGTCCAGCTTGGCTTGGAACTGGATGGGTGAATCTTCGTCGTTTGGAATGAATGACATAAGGCGGTCTTTTTCTTCCGCAGACACAGCCGCACCAGCAAGCGCGTTTATCGTCGTTGACAAGTTGTTCTGAACGCTCGAACGCCAGCTAGTGTAGCCTTTTAACTTTTCAGCTTCAGCACCAGTGACGCCAACGAGGTTGTCTTTCCAAGCAAGCCATGACTGCTCTGCCCTTGCCCCGAACCCTGTGTACTCTGGCTTGAACTTCGCCTTCGCCCTGTTGAGGTTTGCGATGATAGCAGACGCACTTGATGCCTGCTTTTGCAACTCTGTGGTCATCGAATTAGTTGTGCCGCCGCCATCAGGTGACATAGACCCTTCAGTCAATGTGACCTCCCCATTAGGTCCGACTGTAAGTTTCATGCCTTTTGATTCAGTCTCCTTAATTAACATAGCTTCGTAAGCCTTACGCCGAGGGTCGCCGTCAGGAAATGAATTTATCCCCTCCAACAGCGCATTTACTTTTGCTAATGGATCTGTCCCTTTTTTTGGCGATGGACCATGCTTTGATGGATCAAAATTATCTGGGCGAATCATAACGTTATTGCCGGAAGCAATATCTAAGACTTCAATCGGGTTTCCTTGTTTCGCGGCCTTTGGTGCACTTTGGTAATTAATTATCTCCCCTGTGAGAGAGTTTTTCTGACCATAGCCGCCTTTATTGTATGGGCTTTGAACTGTGCTAAACGTCGCCGTCGGCTTTGCGAACTTCTGTTCCATCATCATTTTCATACCCAATTCTGGGTTTGACTTTAGAAACGCCAACTTGAGAGGGTCGCCACCAGCTAATTGCTCGAACATAGCTTCTTGCTCAACTCTCTTTTTGTTCTGTGCCATGCCGCCAGCCATGCCCGCAAGTCCACTCATAGCCTGCCCGAAGCTGCCGCCGTTCTGCGGTGCTTGCAACATGCCTTGGCCTGCGCCCATTAAAGCGCTTGAGATTGTCTGCATACGGCCAGGCTCATCAAAGTAGTCTAAGAGACCGCCGCCCTGTTGTGGCGCAGGTTGTCCCGGATTAGCGTAAGATCCAGCTTTGTATTTGGCTGGATTGCTTGAAGAGAATATATCATCGATAATGCCCATGTCTAAATACTCCTATGAAGCCAATGACGCTAATGCGCCAGCACCAAGCAAACCGCTGCCAATAGTTGAGCCGAGGCGACTCCCACCACCACCGCTTGAAGTCTGAGTGCCAATAGACGTGCCTCCCATGTTGCCTTGAACCGCGTTGTTAAACATCGCAAGGCGTTGGAAAGGTTCCGTCTGCTCAAAGTTGAATCGTTCGATTGCATCATTAATACCTTGTTGATTAAGAGCCTCACGAGCTTGGCCAACCTCACCAAGGGCCGCGAAGTCATTGTAATCTGTTGCCGCGAGTTGTGGTGCCATCTGCATAGCGTTCATTTGGTTGTTGCGTTCGTCTGAATAGTTCTGATATCCAAGCGCGCCTATTGAATCACCCAATCCCTGACCTAACGCGCGAGATGCAAGACCTGAGTTTGTTCGTCCTGATTGCGCGAACTGGCCTTGGACTTGTGGCATTACTTGCTCTGTAACACGGTCGGCCATTTGACTAAAATAGGGGTTGCCCGCGTCAAGAAATTGCCCGCTATTGGTTGCGACGTTCTGAGCTTGCGCCATTTGGTTAACTGGTGAGCCTTGATAACCCCGTGCAGCTTGGCCTTGGAGTGCGGCCTCAGTCTCGCCTGCGAATGGCGCGTAAGTTTGACCGGGGAAATACTGCATACGCTGTGCCGCGTTCGAGAAGTCACCCGCTTGCAAAGCCGTGTCTTGCTGGCCTTGAGGCAAGTTATCAGTTGGCACACCAGTCAGGCCAGCTTGCAGACCGAATATGGTCTGTAACGAGCCTTTCTGTTCATCCCATGGCTCAGTCTTCTGCGTCTGAGTGTCTGGTATCTCTTGTTGTTTGCCGCCGCCGCCAGCCATGGCTATAACTCCTTGCGAATAGTGGTCCACCGCTCGGACCAATCTTTTAAAACTTTAATCCAGCCCCGTCTTCCGTGTGCTTCAATGTGAGAGCATCCGTTCTCTTTGGCCCATACCCCAATATACTCACTAAACCTTATCCAGTCTTTATATCCGGTTCCTGCCAAGTGCGTTACAGCGCAAACCTTTATGTGGGGATAAAAAACTATTTGCGTCGTGCAAGCTGCCCTTACTTTCTCTTTATCAAAGGCTAACCACAATTGCATCTCTCCCCAGATTAACCTGTTATATAAATCAACGGGCAAATAATCCCCGCCCCTGTCCGTCGCTCGTTTTAGTATTGGCTCCGCTTCCGACCAGTAAAGGTCTATTTCGTCAGACGGGATTCCTGTAATCTTAACCAAAAGCAGTCAACAGGCCAACGCCCGCCAAAGCTGCCCAACCTAATGGACCCATCCCAAGAAATGCTGGGGCAGAAGCAGCTAGGCCCGCGCCTTGGGCAGCTCCGCCTACAAGGGCGCTTGCTGGCAATGCTGTCGCGCCTGTTAAACTTCCCGCTGCCATCATGGGCGCACTAGATGCAGTCATTGCAGGGGTTATAGCACTTCCAGCCGCTCCGCCAATGCCCATTTGGGCCGCTGTCATACCGCCGAATTCACCAGCCGATTGCAAACCAGCAAGACCAGCGTTAGAGGCTAAACCAGCAGTCCCAGGCAACGACGAACCAGCCATTGCAGGAAGTCCACCAGCAGGGTGATACCCGACACCAGCTTGCAAAGCACTAAATCCGTCTCCAGCTAAACTTTTCAAAGGGTCAAGCGCGCCTGCTTCGTTAAGCATACTAAGGCCAGCCATGCCGTTTGCGGCGCTGTTATCTTGCTGGGCCGGTGCGCGTTGCATTGGTGTAGACATGCCGGGGCTTGCCGCAAAGTTATTCGAACCCATAGTGATGCCGCCTGTATTTGGCGCTCGTCCTTGTAATGGGCCTACTTGTCTGATTGGCAAAGGCATATAAAATTCCTATCTACGTTATACTACACAAAAAGTTTGGACAATTAAAGCCTTTTCTACGGGCCTTGATTATCTGGAAGCTGGCTAACGCGTTGCATTTCATTAAATCGTCTTTGCCAAAGCTCCTGCTCTGTCGGGCCTACGTATTCATCTGCAACGGCCACCGCTGGTTCTGGAGCTTGTGCAAGTGCCGCTTGAATGTCTTGTTGACGTTGGGCAAGCAATGCGTTGGCTTCTGCCATGGGGTCCGTCTGTGGCCCTTGCTGTTGAAGAGATGCAAAATAGTCTTGCAACCCGCCACCTTGAGGACTCGCACCAAATTGCATTGCAGGTTGTGGGGTTAGGTCAAACAACCCGCCCGCTTGCTGTTGATGCATTGGGTTTTGCCCGCCTAGAAGCCCGCCTTGGTACGGGTTTCCTTGTGGGTTAGCTTGGCCTAAACCTTGCGCCATTTGTAAAATTTGGTTGTATCTGTCCATTGTCTTATCCTACCAAAATCACGCGGAATGTTTTGTCTGTCTGGGCGTTGTTCGCGTGGTTGATAACAACCGACCCGGATAGTCTATTCGTGTCTGCAACGTATGTCGTTGCCAATGCCGTCGCTGCGTTCGCTGTCTCAGGCATAAAGCCAAGGAACGACGCGGGGCTTAGTCGAACGTCTGTGATTGTCGTTGTCGCCTCATTCGCTCTGATCGTCACAATGATGACGTTGTTCGTTTTGCCTTGGTTCTGACGCTGCGCCTGTTCCCCAAGCAACCGTCTATGCTGGTCGCTGTCAGGCAGGTATCGCGGAGCTGTCGGGTATCCAATAGGCGCGCCCATTTACAAATCCCCGTCCGGTCTGGTCTTAGCATCAACGCCCTGCGCGTGGGTCCATGTGCCGCCCGCTGCAATCTTAATGCGCGCGCGCCCGTACCTCGTGCTAATGTTGAAATGAGACATTCCATCAGTGCCGACAGCCTCATATGCACTGTCACTTGGCGTGCCGCCCGGTGTGTCGCGTGAGCGGATCTGCGTTGTTACTGTTCCGCCGTCAACGTAAGGCCTAATGCCGCTAATATGAATGCGTGTACCTTCTGCGCCGGATGCCTCAGTTGTTTCAAGCTGTGCTTCTAGAATGTCTCCGCTAAATCGTGCAAGGTCACCGTCTGTGTCAAATGCTGATAGTAAACGTTCGCCGCCGGTCCATGACCGAGAGTCTAAAGACAAAGGAAGCAAGTCTAGATTGCTACTAATGCCGTCCAGCTGTTCGAGCGTGTAGCCAGGCGTCAACCCTGTTGTCAGGTATTGCATGGATACGTCTGCCGTTGACCACCTATCGATAGCCCAATTATACATAATAAGCGTGTCAGGCTCGCCCGACGTTGAGTTCACAGACGGATAAGCCCAAAATACAATCTTGTTGATTGAGTCAGCAGACCCGTAAACTCTGTCAATATATGTCTGGTTAAGGTTAGCAAAGAATGTCTTATCAACGCGCCTATCACCGATTGGCGTTGACTTTGTGCCATCAAACGCAAAGAAACCTGACTCGTCCAGATAAAATGCTACTGTCCCCACGTTAACAACTGAGTTCCTAGCGTGCGCACCCCTGTCACGCTCAATTTCATAAAAGCCGAAAATTGTTGGCGGGCCTTCGTATACTATGCGGTATATAGCTTTCTCTAAGAAAACTGCGCCGTCAGTACCGCCGATTGCACCAACAATGGCTTGGACTGTGTTGCCTGTCGCAATGTCATTATAGTCTGATTGCTTCGAAGCCGCGTCGGACGATCCAATGCTCGGCCAATCTGTCGGGTCATTGAATGCAGACCACCACACACGGTTAGGAACGCC